CTTTTTTTCAGCAAAAATGCCAAAAACTCGAAGCCTTAGAGCCGCATGGGAAAGGGGGTGAAATACCATGTCAATCGGCAACAAAGGAGGACGACCAAGGAAGGTCGTCGCGTTATCTACGGGAAAAATTGGGAAAGCTGAAAAACTCAAGCGGCAAGCGCAGGAAAACGCAGTTAAAATTGACCGCGATGATTTGGAGCGAGGTGCTCCGGATTGGCTGACAGAGAGAGCCAAAGAAGAGTATCTTAGAGTTGTGCGTGAGGCGGCGAAAGTGCCGTTTCTTGACAATCTGGACAAGCATATTGTGGCAATGTATGCGGATGCGGTTGACAAATACATCTCTGCTGCTGAGAAACTGCATAAATTTGGTGATGTCATTAAAACAGATGCAGGTTTGACGGTATCACCTTACTTGGCTGTGCAGAAAAAAGCCGAGGATACAATCTTCAAATGTTCATCGAGATTGGGACTGGCAACGACAGACAGGCTGCGGCTCATTGTGCCAAAGGTTGAGGAGAAATCTGAAAACAAGTATCTGAAATTCATAAAAGGTTGATGTGAATGAAGAAAGTAGCTGACAGAACAACAGCATATGCGAAGTTAATCGTCAGCGGCAAGCGCATCTGCGGCAAAGCTGAGTATCAGGCATGCAAACGGCACCTTGACGATATGGCTAATAAAAACAGCGAATATGTGTTCGATGTTAAAGAAGCTGAAAACCATATCGACATTGCGAACCAGCTCACGATTGGCGAAGGTGTTGAAGCAAAGCGATTGGTAACGCGAGGATTTCAGAACTTCATCATCGGCTCTTTGACTGGCTGGCGCAGGAAACGCTCAAAGGTGCTGCGGTTTCGAGAGGCTTACGTTCAAATGGCTCGGCAGAATGGCAAATCATTCATTGCTGGTGAATTATGCAATGACCGAGCGACATTCTCCGGCTATAAATATGGGCGTATATTTTGCACAGCTACAAAGCAGGATCAGGCTAATATCGTATGGGACGAAGTAGACAAATTTATTGAGTCTGATGCAGACCTAATGAACCTCTACAAAATCCGTAAATACGACAGGACGATAACCAGCCTTGTTACAGGCACGACGATAAAGGCGATTGGGCGCGATACCAAGTCTGCGGATGGCTTCCGGTCGTTGCTCGCGGTGGTGGATGAGTACCATGCTCATCCCACGAATCAGATGTATAAGCTCATGCAGGACGGCCAGCTTGCTGTCGATAACGCATTGACTATAGCGATAACGACAGCGGGATTTAACCTCAACGGGCCCTGCTATGAGCATTACAATTTCTGCAAGCAGGTTCTTGCCGGGAATATTCAAAAGGACTCGCTTTTTATCTACATTGCAGAGTTAGACAAAGAGGACGATGTCTGGGATAGAAATAATTGGCTGAAAGCCAATCCGTTGCAGTTGTGGGATGATGATACCACAGTCAATTCTGTAAAGCTGGCAAGAATGGCTGAAAAGGCGATTGAAGCCAAAGAGAAGCAGGGCGATGAGCTTGTCAATTTCATGACAAAATCGCTAAATCGTTGGGTAACCTATACGGGCGGTGCCTTGCTCGATTTGGATAAGTGGCATGAATGCGCCAGCGATAAAACGCTGCAGGACATGCGAGGCCGTGAGTGTTATCTCGGCATCGACTTATCCTCTGGCGGTGACTTGACATCAATAGCACTCCTTTTCCCGCTTGAAGATAATCGAGTTTATATATGGTCACATTCGTACATGCCGGAGCTGAGACTGCAGGAGCATATTCAGACGGATGATGCGCCGTATGGCATGTGGGCAACTCAAGGCTTGATAACGCTGACTTCGGATATGTATGGCATCAAGACGGACTACAAGCATATCATTGCTGACTTGGGCGAGATAATTAAATCATACGACTTAAAGGTGTTGGATTGCGGCTATGATAATCACAATGCAGCGACTTTTCTTGCTGACCTTGAAAGCGTGCTTGACTGCAATTTGACCGAAATTAAGCAATCTGCGCGAAGTCTCAATGACCCGACGATTGACTTTCAATTAAGCGTAAAAGCGTGCCTTGTCGAATATGACAAAGCCAATTCTTTGCTGACATGGTCGGCGGTCAATGCTGTAATATCTCAACCGAATTCGTTTGGCGAAATCAAAATCGACAAAATGACTCAGTCGAAAAGGATTGACCCGGTTGATGCAATCATTGATGCGTGGAAGTTGTATTTCCTGAATAAAACAGAAGTTGACTATGATAATGCCGCCGATGAGTGGCTGAAAGCTATGGGTGGTGATGATTAATGGAGATCTGGAATAAAATACGTGGAGCATTCAAGAATGATGCTCAAACCTATAAAATGAGTGACATTATTGAACTATTTAGCGGTAAGACAGGGAATTATACGGCTGATATAAGTGAAGTAACATATTTCACCTGTATGAAAGTACTCAGCGAGTCAATCGGCAAGATGCCTGTATATCTGATGGATTCAAATAAAAATCGTGTCACGCATGATACGATGTATGCTCTCGGAATTGCGCCCAACAGCATAATGACTCCTGTCCAGTTTTTCACAACGTTGGAGTACCATCGGAATCATTTTGGCAATGGCTATGCACTGGTTGAGCGTGAGAAAGGCAAAGTCAAAGGTTTGCATATTCTCAATCCGAGACGGATGCAGGTATGGGTGAATAATCTCGACGAGTTCCCTATCTGGCGTTATTACTACAAGTATGATGCCAATGGGCATGAGTATTTTATCCATCCGGAAGACATTCTGCATGTGAGGTCATGGATAACTGAGGATACTGGTCTTGTCGGTAAGTCTGTCCGGGAAATCCTCGCAGATTCGATGGCCGGAAACAAGGAAAGCCAGACATATTTAAATGACCTATATAAGAATGGCATGACGGCCAGCGCAGTCGTTAAATTCATTGGTGACTTGAACGAAGCTAAGCGAAATAAGGTCATTGACGTTATCGAGAGACAGATTGCCAGCTCCAAGACGAAGATGTTCACTATCCCGCTTGGTTGGGATGTGCAGCCGCTGAATATGAAGCTGGCTGACTCGCAATTTTATGAGCTGAAAAAATACAATGCGCTGCAGATTGCGGCAGCATTTGGGCTGTCTCCTGACCATCTGAATGACTACACGAAATCGTCTTATAACAATAGCGCAATGCAGAACCTGCAGTTTTATGTCAATACGCTCTTGTATAACATCACGATTTACGAGCAGGAAATGAACCGAAAACTGCTGACTCGCAGAGAACAGTACGAAGGTCTTGGCTATAAGTTCAATGTCTGGACAATTCTCAGAGGCGATCCGCAACAGCAAGCGGATGTCTTGCAGAAGATGGCACAGTCAGCTATATATTCGGTGAACGAGGCACGTAATAAACTCGACTTGCCGCCTTGCGAAAATGGGGACGTGCACATGGTTAACGGCTCTTATGTAAAGCTTGAAGAAATTGGCAAGGCATATGCTGTGAAAGGAAGTGATAATAATGTTGAAAATCAAGAACAAGAATGATAACAGCGCAGAAATATATATCAGCGGCGATATCATCGATGATGCAGATGGCGATTTCTTGCAGAAGGTTTGGGGAGTCGAAAATGGTTACGAATGGCCTGCTAAAATTCGCCAGCAGTTAGACGAATTGAAAGGCAAAGACTTGACCATTTATATCAATTCGGATGGCGGGAACGTCAATGCTGGCGTGGCGATGGCTAACATGATTGCTCGCCATGACGGACATACAAAAGCTGTAGTTGATGGCTGGTGTTGCTCGATTGCGACGCAGGTTTTCTTTGCGGCAGATGAAAGGGAAATGCCGGAGAACGCATATCTGATGATTCACAAGCCGACGGTTGGCGTTTACGGCAATGCGTTTGAACTACAGAAAACTGTCGATATTCTCAACACGATTCAGGAAGGTTTGGAGTCGACATATCGGAAAGCGGCCAAAGAGAACATTGCGCCGGATTATATCACGGATATGGTCAATGATGAAACTTGGCTGACCGGAGCGCAGGCAAGTGAGATATTCAATATCAATTTGACTGGTGCAGTTGATGCAGTGGCTTGCGCAGGCAAGCATCCGCTGAATTTCAAAAAAGCACCGACAAATATCCGCTTTGCGGCGCGAGACAAGCCGCCTGAAATAAAGCCTGCCGAGCCAGCACCAACAGAAGAACCTGTTAATGTTGTTGATAACACTGTTAATAAGTGCCGTATTGCTGCGGCTCTTGCACTTGCGAAAGGAGCATTGAAATGAAAAAATCAGATGAACTGCGGAACGAAATCGATAAACTGTCCGCAAAAATTGAAGACCTGCAGAACAAAGAAGAATTTGTCGAAGCGGCAAAATGGAGCGGCGAGCTGAATGCACTGGTTAACCAGTATAAAGCTGCCAAAGCGTTGGAAGAGATGGAAATTAAGGACATGGGTAAAGGTGCTCCTGCTCCTGCCTCCAATGTGCCGGAAAATGAGCTGGCACGTCGTGCATTCAACAAGCTCGTTAAACGTGCGGGCGGCTTGACGGATGAAGAACGCCAGGCATATAAGAATGTTACTGGCACTCCGGGTCAGCCGGGACAGATTGAGAGCATTCCTGCAAAGGGCGGCTATCTTGTTCCGACCGAGCAGATGGCGCAGATTCAGGACTTGCGCAATGAGTTCACTCAGCTCCGTGACTATATCACGGTGCGTTCCACTAATTACACGACGGGTTCTTGGCCGACGATCAGCGACCAGCAGCTCGTATTCCAGACGTTTGCAGAACTGACGGATATTCCGGAAGGCGACATCTCGTTTGGTCAGGCTGATTACACGGTTGAAGACAGAGGGCTTATTATCCCTGTATCGAACCAGCTCATTGACGATGCCAATGCGGATATCGTGGATATCTGCGGTCGTGAGCTTGCTCTTGCGTCTGTACGCGCTGAGAACGCTGCAGTTATCGGTCATCTTGATACGCTGGCAGGCACTGGCGGCGCATCTGCTCCGACGATTTCCAGCCATAAGGCTCTGAACGAAGCACTGTTTAAAGGGCTGAATCGCAAATATTACAACAATGCTAAAATCTACACGAATCAGAGTGGTTTCCTGTTCTTAGCTAACCTCGACGATGGTAACAATCGTCCGCTGTTCGTGCCGGATGTTACTCAGCCGGATAAATATATGTATCGCGGTAAAGAAATCGTTGTTATCGAAGACAGCCTGCTTGAGAATATCGAAACGGGCAGCGGTGCTTCTGCAAAAAGTTATGCACCGTTCTTCATCGGCAATCTCGCAGAGTATGTATGGATGTTCGAGCGCAAAGGTATGGAACTGGCTATCAGCACCGAGTATCTGTGGCGTAAATATGGCACGGCATTACGCGGCGTAATCCGTTTTGGTACGACGGTGTATGACAGCAGCGCCATGATTGCTCGTAAGGTAGAACTGCCCTAATTGGAGGTGCGCATTATGGCGGTAACATTGCAGCAGGTAAAAGATTATCTTCGGATTGATGCCGCTTACGAAGATGCGCTCTTGCAGACGTTTATGGATGCGGCAGATTCATATCTTGTCGCATCTATAGACGGTTATGCTGACAAGCTGTCTGATGCAGATTTTGCGTCGAAGGCTGACATGGTTAAGCTGGCACTTGTGTCCGAGTTTTATCGGAATCGTGATCCGTCAAATGACCAGCGGGATACATTCCCATACTACATCACATCACAGATAGCACAATTGCAGTATTGGGCTGATGTAGAGCCTGCTTCGACACCTGATGATGGTGGCGAGAATGCAGGCGATGAGCCGAACAATGAGCCAGAGGAGGGAGAACCTTGATTAATACTGGCAGTATTATGAAAACCTCTATCGACGACCTGACGGAGAGAGTGCAGCTTGTCTCGTTTGTGAATTTCCGGAACGAGCAGGGTGATATCCTTGCCAGCGAGGAGCGTATTCGCGGTGAGATGTGGGCAAAGGTCTTGCCGATGTCAGCACCAATCACGGAAGGTGGAGTCGAGAGGCGGGCGGAAGTGCATTATCGCGTGGTTGTGCGTTATCGTGATGATGTGGAGCCGGATGATATTCTTATCTGGCGAAGCAAGCGGCTGAAGATTACGGATACTCCGTATGATGCAGAGTCTCGCAGAATCTGGACTGTCCTTGACTGCGTGGAGGTGGTTCCGGATGGCGCGGCGCAGTAACAGCTATAAGGCAAAGAGTTTTTCCCGTGGCAGTATGAGCACAGCGCAGACAGAGCAGGCATTGAAAGAGCTGGGCAATCATGTCCTGCAGGCTGCCAAAGATGCGCTGAAGAAAGGCGCAGATAGTGTCGTGAGGGATGCTAAGAGCCGATGCCCGGTCTACGAAGGGCATAAGAAAAACGGCAGGGTATATATGGCCAAAGATGTCACTCCTGGTGCTTTGAAGGACTCTATCAAAGCTGAACCGAATGCAAAGGGAACCGTCTATAAGATTTCTGCAAATGCGAAGTCGAAGGACGGTTATTTATACGGTCAGATTGTAGAGTTTTCGCCAAGAGTAAACAGGCCGTTCCTATATCCGGCTATGGAAGCAAATCGAGATAGTGTAAGGCGCAGCATCACGGAGGCTGTCCGAAATGCTGCTAGAAGTGGGAGGTGATAGCGTGGAGACAATGGAACTGGAAGCTCAGGTTTATTCAGCTTTGACAAGCGACTCAGCACTTATAGCTTTGCTGGCTAATGGTGATGAGTCAGTATTTCACCTGCAGGCTCCGAGTGATAAGAGCACACGCTATCCCTGTCTTGTTTATTCGCCTATATCGGACGTTCCTGCGGTTGTGGGTGATGATATTGAGGTCGCGCATAGGATAACTATCAGACTGCATGTCATAACGCTTGACGGCCAGTATAACGTCATATATCGGCATATTAACAGGATTATGTCTGGATTGGGATTTATGCGAGTCCAAACGACTCAGTATATTGATGATGGCCAAAAAGTTTTGATTATAGACTATAGGATTGGAGTGAGCTCAGAATGGCAACAGTAGGTTTGAAGAATCTTTACTATGCGCCTCTTACGACGGACGACAACTCCGGGGTAACGTATGGAGCAATGAAAAAGATTGCAGGTGCAATTCAGGTAGATATCAATCCGTCCGTGACGTTTAACACGCTCTATGGCGATGATGCTCCGTTCGCAGCAGATTCGTCCATGACGGAAATCACGGTGACGGTGGAAACGGCAGATATGCCGCTGGAAGATTTGGCGGCTCTGTTGGGACACACGATTGATTCGACGACCAAGGAATTGTCGGCAAAGGCATCCGACAATGCTCCGTATGTTGGTTTGGCTTTTGAGGCCAATAAGCACAACAACAAAGTGCGCTACGTGAAACTGCTGAAAGGCAAGTTCTCGCCGACCCAGGAAACCATGCAGACCAAAGGCGAGTCTGTAGAATATACGACTTCGAAGTTAGAAGGCCGCTTCGTTGCCCGCACGTATGATGGCGAGTGGAAGCGCATTGCTGACAGTGACAATAGCGAGAGCGCAACGATTATCACAAACTGGTATACGACTATGGAACCTGTTACTACTCCGGCAGTGGCTGGCAGTAACACATATACGGTCAGCACCAATTTCGTAACGTCCGATACGGTCGCTTTCGGGACTGAGACCTTGACTGCAGGGACTGACTTCAACGTTGGCGCGGATGCAGCGGCCAGCGCAGGCAATCTTGCGACGGCTTTGGCTGGCAAGACGTCTATCAGCTCCATTTATACAGTCACGGCATCCGGTGCAGTCATTACCATCACGGAAACGACGGCAGGTGGCGGCAATACTCCGGGGAGCATGACTGTTACTGGTACTGGCGTGATTACGGCAGGGACTCCGACGCAGTCACAGCCCGCATCGTAAGGATAGTGAGGTGGAGGCGGGGAGACCTGCCTCTTTTTTTGTAGGGGGATATAACAATGCGAGAATTACCAAAACTGACGTTGATTGATGGACGAGAAGTAACGTTGCCGAAGCCGACCATGAAAATGTGGCTCCGGGTTGCGGAATACGACAATGTTGAAAAAGATGAGTGGCCGATGTCGAAGCTGATGGCTGAACACGCAAAAGTCATTGCGGAAATGTATGGCCTTGAGACCATCGATGATATTGATCCGGCAGATGTGCTGACTGGCTATGTCGAGGCGGCAAAGTATATCCTTGGCGTTGCGACTGAAAAACTGCATAATTTACCAAAAAACGCAGAAACGGAGGAGGAGCAGTAACTCTGACTCCGTATGAGATGCTGTTGCAGCTATATGCCAAATACCAGGCTGACTATGGCTGGACAGTTAAAGAGATTGATGAAACGGACATGGCTTTTCTCCTCGACCAGCTTTGTGTGCTGGAGAAGATTGAAGCCGGGAAAGATTTGGCCTATATCGATGACATATTGTGAGGTGAGATTATGGCGAAAAAGGATGCAATGGGGACAGAGATAGACTCTCTTTATTTGTCGTTGGGGCTGAATGTCTCTGACCTGGAGCTTGGTTTTGAGACTGCAGGTAAGACCGTCAAGCAGGCTATGTCTCGCCTCAATAGCGAAGCAAACCAGATTCGGCTCAAGGCGGATATCGATGTGACACGGCTGGAAGCCGCCGGAAAATCCGTGGAGGCGCTCAAGGCAAGGGAAAAGGCTCTTAATGATGAGCTGGCCGTCCAGCAAAAGAAGCTGGAACTGCTCAATAGGGCTTATCAGGCCAATGAGAAGACTTATGGCAAGGATAGCTCGCTGACTCGAGGAGTCGACACAAAACGGCTCTATCAGGTGCGCGATATCGAAAGACTCAAGGCTCAGCTCGCGCAGGTCAATGGGGAACTGGCAAAGACCAGTACAGCCTCGACATCTGCACTTGGCACGTTGGCCAATGGTTTTAGCAATGTCACAGGCAAGGTCACAGGTACTGTTGGTGCTATCGGCAAGCTCAATACTGCTATCACTGGTGTTGTCGCAGGGATAACGGCAGGAGCTGGCATATTTGCGCTGACAGACAAGGCAATGAAAGCTGGCAATGACTTATATAAGTTATCGACCAGACTGCATACAACGACGGCAGAGGCATCGCAGCTATCGAAAGTCTTCCAACTATCCGGCACGGATATTAACTCGGTGATTCCGTTATTTGCGAGACTGGATAAACAAGCTCTGGCTGCGGCCAAAACTCAAAACTCGTTGTCGCAGGCGATGACTGAATTTGGATTTACACTCACAGACGATAAAGGAAACCTGCTGTCCTATCAGCAACAATTGGCGCAGTTGGCCAAAGGCTATCAGGCTGCAGTCAAGGCAGGTCGTGAGACTGAGTTTGTGACACAGGCGTTAGGCGCGAAAGGTGCGGCGTTAGTCCCTCTTTTGCAGGACTATGCCACTAATATGGAGATAGTCTCCCGGATTAAGACGACAGGACTCTTGAATCCGCAAGAAGCTCATGAGTTATATATCGAATGGCAGGCTATGCAGATGCAGGCAGGTCAACTCACGGGAGCCATAGGGCAGGCTCTTATGCCAGTAGCCAAAGAGCTGATGCCGGAAATAACGAAAGGCTTTGCAGATTTTGCGCAACAGATAAGGGATAACCAGGACTCTATCAAAGCTTTTGGTAGTGCTGCAGGTGATGTCCTCGGTGGATTGGCATCTTCCATCACTTCGTTGATTTCCCTGTTGGGCGATCTAAAAAAAGGATGGGATGATGTTTCTGGATTATCCAAAGACGAAGCCATTATTCGTGCCAATGGTGGCGGTTTCGGCCTGAATGCTGCCTCTACGATTGGCGGTGTCTTGGGCGCAGGTATAGGTGGTCGCTTTGGTGGTGTCAAAGGTGCTGCGGCTGGTGGCCTGTTTGGTTCGCAGTTATTCGAGGATATTGGTATTAAGGCGACCAAGGCAGGTGCATCGTTAGGCTTATGGGGCCATGATTGGGACGAGTATTCGGGCAATTATGAACGGCAAAAACTTTTAGAGCAAGAAAAGAAAGCTTTTGAGGAATACAATAAGCAAATTCGTGAGGAGACAAAGAATACAGTCACCGAGTCAACGAAGCTTAAAGAGCAGGCCGCGGATGCCCATAAGCAATTGGAAGAAGAGATGGCCAATACCACCAGCGAGAAGCTGAGGGAGCAATTGGAGGCTATCAAGGATAAAGTCGAAGCATCCATCGCAGAGGGCAAGACAGAAGCTGCGGCTTGGGCATCTGCTGCGGATGATATCAAGAAAGCAATGAAAGCGGCCGCAAAAGAAGCCAAAGAAGCGAATAAGGCATTGACTCGCAGTATTGCTGGTCTGTCAATGAGTGACTATCAGCGGAACCTTTATGGCATTGACAATGCTGCAGAGGATACGCTCAAAAAAGGTGCGGATCCGGCTCTCGTTGCTCGTGAAGCTATGCTGAAGAAATCCAAGGTCGTAGAGCAGTTCGAAAAGGAAACGGCTGAATATCTTGACAATATCTATGCGGACTCACTCACGAAGCGGCTCAACCAGATAGAGCGCGAGAAAAAAGCGTGGATCCAGAAGGGCATGGATGAGGTCACGGCGACGCGGGCGGCTGAGGCGCAGAAACAACAAGCGATTAATGATTCCGTGAAAAACATGTTCACCTCGCAGAAGAAATATCTGGAGATATATCGTAGAGCGATGCAGGGACAGGTCGCTGGCAGTAGTGGCATGTATGACTTCACGATGAGCCAGGGAGACCGTCAGCAGAATGCGATTCAGGCTCTCAAGTCTGCGATGATGAGGGAGGCTGGCGTGAATCCGTGGGATCGCACGACGATGGCTGAGGTAATGGGATTCCAGAAGGCCATGAAAGAGGCAAATAATTGGGGTTCTGATCTCATCAAAGGCGGCAGTGCGGGCGGCATGGCAGAGCTGACGAATACGCTCACTCAGTCAAATAGCGAGATAACCAATATCCTCGGTCAGATTAATCCAGAGGTCGCTCAGGTCAATTCCAATCTGTCAGCTATCCTCGGTGCGGTGCAACAGAACGGCAATAATCCTCCGACGATAACGGTGAGTCCAACAATCAATGTTGACTTGGGCGGTGCTTACGTGTTCGATAATGCGATGAAGCAGCGGCTGACGGATGATATCACGGCGAATGTGGCCAATGGTGTCACCTCGGCAGTGCAGGAAGCTACTAATCGTATCAATACCGGCTACGGTAACTAGGAGGGCAGGCTATGAAGATAAAAATCAATAATATCGAGAGCTATCGTTCTCCAGAGTCGTGCACAATCAATGTCGATGACAGGATAGAGCGAGTGCAGCTCATTAATGGCAATACAGTGCAGGACTATGGCCATATTGCCAGCGGGGACAGCTTCTCACTGTCCTGCTTGTTTTCAAAGGAGAATTTCAATGCGATTATCGCATTGTGGGAGGCCCGGACGTTGATAACTTTCACGGATGAGGCTGGCGAGATTTGGACTAACTGCAGGATAGTCATTCGGTCATGGCACTATCAGCCGAGGTTTCCTGGTTATGTGTTATTGGATTTTGAAATTTGGAGGGTATAGTCATGAATCCATATATCAGCATCTATAAGAATAATCCAACAGCGGGCGGCACAGATGGTACTGCGGTATCGCAGGACGGGTCTATGGTTGCGCCTGTGACCGTTACATTGGATGCAAGTCAGTCAGAGAGTCAGGTTGTAAAATTGGCGGTTCGTACAGAGACAGGCTATGAGACCGATGGTAATACGACTATCAGTATTGACAATGATTCTGAAGGTCATTGGAAATTAGACACTTCAGCTAGTGGCAGCTTTTCGTCAACCAGCATTACGCTTTCAAGTACGATTGATGACAAGAACACGATATTCTATGCTAAGGCATCTTCATCGTCATCAGAAGGGCCTGGCAGATACGATACTCCACAAATCGTCGTTCAAGCAAAGATTGTCTTGACGGAATAGTCGGGAGGGATGGCTTGTGCTTTATAAAGGTTTAACAGCATGGCTAAAATTTGATAATTCCGCCACAGACGATTTTATGCAAAATACGGTCAATGTCGTAGGGACGACTCCGGCCGTTTCAACTACAAATGCGAAGAATGGAAAAGCCCTTCAATTAGACGGAACAGGCTGTTTATATCTTGATAATATCACGATGGGCGGCCAAGATTTCACAGTCGATTTCTGGGTGTATTTAGACAGCACTACGGCTGAAAACTCACGAATTTTTTCGATCCGAAATAAATCTACGGATTATATGATGGTGACTCTCCAGCGAGGTTCTGGGAATACCATCAAAATGTGGTATAGCAACTATGGAGATTGTACGAAAGATAACGGGACGACGAAGCATTATACAAATTCCAGCAATATTGGGAATCTAATTCATATTGCCATTGTCTACCAAAATAAAGTCGGGACTTCATTATCTCAGCCAACATTCAGAGTCTATATTAACGGCACACAGCAAATGGTTACTGACAACTATGCGCCAGGATATATCGAGCAAAATTGCAGGATTGAAATTGGCGGACTTTGTAACGGCAATCAGAAGATGATTGGCGCATTGGATGAAATTGCTATTCATAATGGCGTGAGACTTTGGACTGGGGGCTTTACTCCACCAACATCATCTTACTATGATTCTTTAGAATTTGGCTTTGATACAAGCTTGATTGTCCGAAATCCACCTATGGAGTGGAAATATAGCAATCCTGGCGATGGGAGCTTGCTGACCATTCCAGCAACAACAGTAAGTGATCCGTTTCGGAATCGAACTGTCACCCAAACCGGTTTCTACCAAAATTCAAGACAAGCATGTTTTGGGATAGCGGCGACAAAAGAACTTTGGATTCGATGTGATATTTGCGGAACGCAATATGATGCTTCAAATCGATTCAGAATTTATTCTGAAGATTCATTGGGAGTAAATGGTATTTGCACGCAAGGAACGGCAAGTCCATATCTTGCAATATTCTACAATGATAGTAATTCTAAAGTGGCATCATTGCAGCCCATGAATCGCATCATCTATACAATTTGGATGCATATGAAGTCAGATGCGACCGATGGCGTGATTGAATACCGAGTCTATAATGACGATTATAATATCGATTATTATGATTCGTATCGAGGCAATGTCAATGGCGGTGCTGACTTTGCGAATTTCTACATACAGATGGATGGTAAATATATCATAGCAAGCAATATCATGATAGCGAATACTCCGATTGATATTTCAGAGGGCTGGCTGGCAAATATTTTTTCTACCAATCTGTTAATTAATACCAGCGAACCAATGACAGCGAGATTCGACACAGATTTAATTATCAATGCTATCGTAGAAGAGGGTTTTGACACCTATCTGAATGTTACTCGTGATATATCTGAAAAATATGATACTAACATTGAAGTTTATCGAACAGAAACATTAAATTTTGATACTGTTATAAATTATCCTTACACAGTATCAAATAACGATAGCACTATGCAAAGTGTATCAATATCTATGCAGGAGCAGCAGCTAACGGATAACATCACATTCACTCATGCGGCTGGGGATGCGGTTATCATGTCAGCAGTTGATATGCGGTTTCTGGATTATGTCACGGTAGGCAGGATAGAGGAAACGAGCACCAGAGGTGTGCTGCAAACCTGCAAGTGTACCTGTGATATTGATGCGATACTCTATCAGCAGATGGCCTATGAAGTGTCTGAAAGCGATTGGGAATGGACTCCTGAATACGAGGATGCCGTTGATGAGTATAATGCGACGCATGAGGAGACGGTTGAGAAAGTGCCGTCTGCGCCAGCCAGTGCGCATATTACATCGATTGCGAATAGCTTAGGGAAGAATGTCTCGCTGAAATTCGACGACTATATCTCTACAATGGACGTGAAAGTCCAATCCGGCACGAATTATGCAGGATTAATATCTGAGTTGTTTGGCTGGACCTCTCGCCTGCCGCAGCGGATGATTAACTGTTATATGAGAGGCGATACTATCTATGTTATCCAAAGAGGGCATGAAGACCATGTTGTCGTCCTAGATAACCAAGAATTGACTGTGCATACGGTCACAAAGAAGATTATCCGCACGACCTGGGGGAGTGATCCGAAGACTGAGACAGAGGTTAAGCCGGTATATGATACTTGGGCATCCCCGGAGTTGACTCCCTTTCCACCACAGTCTCAAGAGCCATCGCCAGAGGGAGGAGATATTCTTGGTGATGATGGCTTAGTCCAACGGACGACTGTGGAACATGGTGATGAGCGAGTTGAGACGACTTATGAATATGAGGAGTTGGATGGTGGCAAGAAATATCTCTATCGCGAAACTGCTGTCACTTATGTCAATGGAGTTCAAACAGATGAAGTTGTTACGACGCATGACCGAGTGAGCTATGGACAGAGCCAGATTACGGCGACGGATGATAGCGGGATTTTGGGCAGTGTTGTCTCGCCGTCAGACTTCGACGACCGAGTGACTCCCTACCAGTACCAAGGAATGATGTCGGGAAACGGCTCGTATAAAGAGGGTTTTGTAGGGGGGTACGACAGCAACGGTCACTTCTATCCCTATGTCTGGGATGCTGATGGACAGCGATATTTGCAGACAGGTTATTCTAGCCATGAAAAGAAGCTCGGAGAATATACCCGCACGATTAACGGAGTGGCATTGATAGACACGTCGTTCCCGGTCGATGGTGATGCATTGCTGCAGGAGCTGACAAATGATATCCGCTGGCTCGACAGAAAGACGGAAGAATCAGTCACTTTAGAGTTATATGATTACAATCATGTGATTGACTTCAATGATAGGATATCCTGGCATGGAAATATCTACTATCTGCGATCTAATACTGTCAGCATAACTGAGAATATACGCAATAAGCAGACTCTTGAATTTGTGAGGTGGTACTGATGGCAGCAGATTTGAGTGCGATGAAAAACGCGGTCAGTAACATGGTCATGACTGCGATTATCAAGCGGACAGAAGATCAGAAAGCAAAAAGAGGTATTATTCAAGGCGGATGTGTTGCGATTGGGAACAAGGTGCTGCCATATTATGCAGCGGTCGATATCTACTTCAAAGATGGCGATGAAGTGTGGTGCATCATATCTGACTCCGGCAGATCGGCGGTGATTATCGGTGTATAAGTACGAATATATGCATCCGGTCACGGTTCAATCTGCTGCCGCTGGCGGCATCATCGACGAAAGCGGACGTTTCCTGCGCATGGCTGGCAGTATTCATGTTAATCCTGGTGATACGGTTTGGACGGATGGAAATATCGTCTACGGTCATAGTCCGACCAAAGAAAAGGCTGCGTTGCCGACGCGACGCAGCGGGATTCCTTATCATGGTTATGATGCGTCTTATAGAGACGGTCAGCGACAATCGCCGTATGGTGCATTCAAAAAGTCAGGAGATATATATTCGTACCAATTTGTCCACAATGTTGATTATATGAAGACCTTAAATTATCTTACGACATGGATGTATACCTATAATAACAAGGTTTATGGATATGTGGAAGGAAATCCGAGAACAGACTTGTGCAGTTATCTTGATATCAAGGTTGCTGGAAATAAAGTTTTTACGGCTGAATATGCTGTTGATGATGCATCTTTTCATGGGAAAGCACCTGATCCTCCTGTTGGTGTTGAACTTCGCCAGTTGCAGACTTTTATCGCAAATTTTTATTTCTATCATAACGATGAGGCATCTTCCGCAGAAAATCCTGTCTTTGAATTGATATATCATTCTACAGGTGGAAAAGTATACTCCAATCCAGTTATATCTATCAAGCACAATGGAGCAGAAGTCGAAACGATAACACTCAGTAATTATCAGATCGCTCTGGATAAACTAAAAGAGATATATCTGGATTATGATGAGAGTGGCGACAGCGAGATTACGAAAAGATATCATTTCGAGGGCAATGTTGAAGGTCAAAGCGTTCCTGGATGCGATATCTGGTGCTCTTATTTCTTCAACCAAGTCCTGAATTTTACATTTACAGATAATGTGGGAAATTGGGAAATGATATTGTTATCTGCGGTCGAAGGTGTTGTTCTCCCGCATACTGTAGATGATGAGTATAACTATTCGACAGAAGAATATGAGGATGTCTATTCTGACTATCATATCGCGTGCCCGGTTATCTATTATGTCGTTAGGATCAGGTCGAATGGCAGTCAGGAGATTCTGCACGAGCGAGTCTGCGTGAAATCTTTCGAGGATAATGCTGTTGAGAAGTCGACATGGACGAATGCGAAAGCGGTGCCAGTGACAGAAGTTGACCAAAAGAATGAACCTTACTTCACAGTCAACTTTGGGGACTGCTCGATGACAACAAATTTGAAACGAGTGAGTCAGATCACAGATGCCGAAGGTAATGCCGTCGCTGGTGGCGATATGCTGTTCGGTTTCAGACGTTTCACGATGTCGAATCCGGCTCAGGCAAAGCCGATAGGTGCAATTAACTCATTTATAGTCGAAGACTTGAAAAATGGGACTAGCTCGGTGAGTGTGACCTCCGGTCAGCATATTGGGTATGATTCGAGTAATGTATGGCCGAGTCTTGTCAAAGGTTATTATCAGCCACCTATCATCCGATATGCACGACCTGCAGCCGCATATTTTGGGCGGGTGTCATTATACAAGTGCCAGGACAATTCGTATATCATTTCGATAAAGAATCAGGGTATCTTTAAGGATGATAATCCTGATCTTCCAGTCAGCATCATATCGTCGAATATCAATGTCGACATGGTGAATAATCTGCGAAATTTGAAGAATATCCGAACAATGGCTGATCTGATTGCAGATGTAACCGACAGCAATAATAGTTAATGTCTTTCTGAAAGAAAGGAGAAATAAAAATGGCTAAAAGATATGATTTAACAACGGCGTTCACGGCTATCACGGAAACGAGCGGCACAATTCAAAATGTCGGTAGCGAAGCAGTAGAGTTGACAAGCTCGACAAACGCGGTAGAAGGAGAAGGTATTGTGCTGAATCCGAGCGAAAAGCGTAGTTTTAAAGGTGCGATGTCTGCTCGCTCACTGGGAGATGCTGGCGCAGTAGTCAATGTTGTGGATTTTACTGAAGCGGGCGAAGGGGGTGAAGAGTATGATCTCCCTATTGCCAGCGATACGACGTTAGGCGGCATCAAAATAAGTAATAGTTTTACTGTCGCGAATGACGGCACGCTCAGCATCAAAAAGAGCGGCAAGACGATTTTGGGCGCAGTAAAATCATCAGACGATGAAGGAAAAGTCTCAGTCAACAATGACGGCACAATGACGTATAATCCATTGGGTTATCGTCAACCCTCCACCATCTACGCAGCCGGCGATATCAAATATCACAGAGCATTACCGACAGGCTACTACCTCGAATGTACCACAGCAGGCACAAGCGATAGCGGTGATTTGACGATTAGCAGCCCTACTATTGGTGGAACAGTGACTGATGGGACTGCAACATGGACAGTCCGCAAGATGGAAAGCACCGAATATCGCTCACGGGTAATTGTGGATTCTGCTGCGGCTCACAATGCAATCTATCGCGGCAAAGATTTAACTGCATATTTCAACAGCGGCGAAATGTCGGCGGCAATCGCTGACGGTTCTTTCCGTAATATCTATCCCGGCGACTATATTACAAAATCCATCACGATTGACGGTACAACGTACAGTAACGTGAAATTCATCATCATGGATTTAGACTACCATTTGCATTGCGGCGATACGGAAACTACGGCACATCATGTTGTCATCATGCCGGAAGAGTCGCTCGGCTCAGCACAGATGAACACCGAGCGTACAACGGCAGGTGGCTACCTAGGCTCTAAAATGTGGACTGAGCATATGCCGAAAGTTGCCGCAGGCTTTGAGGCGGCGTTTGGTGCGGCCCATATCTTGGAGCATAGAGAACTGCTTAGTAACGCTATGGACGCAAATGCGAAGTCGAATGCTTATGATGGTTGGAGTGGTGCGGCTTCTGGTTGGGCATGGGCAAGTGTTAAAGCTAACCTCGCTAATGAAGATATGGTTTATGGCGCACCTATTCTGTCATCCTCGTTCTTCGATACGGGCGAGTGCAATAGTCAGCTTGCGGCGTTCCGTCTGAATCACGGGCTTATCTGTTCTAAGCGGTATTGGTGGTGGCTGAGGTCTGTTGCCTATGCGTACTGCTTCTGCCTTGTGGACCACGGCGGCTATGCGCGCGACAACGACGCTGCGTACTCTAACGGCGTTCGCCCGATTGCTCTTCTTCGTTAATTCTCAAAAACGAGGTGATAAAACATGGATAAATATACACTCTATGCAGACGACGTAAAACTTGCCGAGGGATTGACGCTCAACGGTACAAACTATGTAAGCAAAACTGAGGTTGATGTAAGCGGATTGCCGAAAGTGTTCAAACTGACGGTCAAAGATAGCGATGGCAACACCACCGAAGAATTTGAGCACGCTAAACTCTTGCAGCAAGTGCAGTACGCATGGGACGATAACAAGTTCTATCTTGCATTTGCGCCTGTCAGTGAACAGGAAATCAAGAACAACGAGTTCAAATCGAACTTGCAGTATTTGGCTATGATGGCTGATGTGGACATTGACCTGTAAGGAGGCGAAACGTTATGGAGCATAGCAAAAAGTTTGACATGGTAAAGGAGTTCTACGATAACAAACTGTGGAGTATTAAGCGTGTATGGAACGCCGTAGGACGCTGGATAACCGCCGAAGAATACAAAGAAATTACGGGTACGGATTATCCTGATGTGATGCCGGAATGAAACGCTTAATCGCAGGATTGGTGGCAGGGTTTGTGCTGACTCTGCCGCTTTCTGCAAGTGCACAAGGCATAGGCGAGGATAAATATAAGCATGCAGGCGTAGGTGCGGCGCTCAATCTCGGCTTGCAAGCAGCAGGCGTTAAAAAAGAAACAGCGTGGTGCATTGCCGGTGCTGTCTTTATCGGTAAAGAGCTTTATGATGCGCGGCATCGTGACAGGCATACGCCGGAACTTGCTGATATTGTGGCGGATATTGGCGGTGTAGTAATGAGTGAAGGTGTTATTTGGCTCGTGCATAAAGAGTGGTAAATATCAAAAAACGACAACGAAATTGCTATTTCAGCGCATTATCAGCCAGTTTTAGCGGTTTCGTTGTCGAAAAGGAGTGGTGACAATGAATTTTGGTGAAGCTCTGCAAGCAATGAAAGACGGAAAGCGCGTACATCGCAAGGGGTGGAAAAACAAATGGCTGGCTATTAACAATCTGGAATATGACTGTCCCTCATTTGTTTATTTCTGCAAAGACAATTCGATTGACGAATTTCCAATGTGGTATCCGAGCCAAGAAGATATGCTGGCAGAAGATTGGGAAATAAAAACGGAACCGACGAAAAGGAATATTAGCAGTAATGGATTGCTGTATCTTTCGTTGATGATGCTTTTATCTGCGCTGGAACAAAGCAAGAGTGAATAGGAGTGGTCAAATTGCAGGAAGTAACAGCAATATTAAAGTCGCTGATACCGTGCCGTATGGAAATGGCATGGGGGTGTACAACAGGAGTAGCAGGGACGATGGCAACATTCTTATTTGGGGCGTGGAATGACGCGCTCACGGCATTGGCAATGTTCATGTTGATTGACTACATCACAGGAGTAATGGCGGCGTATATGAAGCCAAAGGCGAAGCTATCAAGCAAACGTGGCTTGCGTGGCATTGTCAAAAAGCTGGCTCTCGTGACGTTTGTCGTGTTTGCGCATTATCTTGACTTGGCGATTGGGCAGAGTATCTTCTGCTTGCTCGTGACATATGCGCTGTTAGGCAACGAAGGATTGAGCATTGTGGAAAACCTGTCACATTGCGGCGTGCCTATTCCTAAGTCTATTCAGGCTAAATTGGAACAGCTTGCACATGAGAAAGAGGGCGATTCTCACGGAACTCAAAGCGCTAAAAGACCTTGACCTGAAACAACAGCTTTTATTCGTGGAAAGTTACCTGCCAGACGCATGGGAATACTTGCACGATACGGCTGGCGTACCGTTACCGAAATATGATGATAATGATGATTTGGTATCTTGGGGAAACGCCCCGAAAGATAAGGAGGACGATTAACATGAGAGCATTTCTAAATCCGGGTCATGCACCGAATGGCAACCCCGACCCCGGCGCAGTAAACAGCGCACTTGACTTGCGTGAGTGTGACATTGCAAAGACCATTGCTGATTTGGTGGAGGGCTATCTCAATGCGGCAGGTGTGCAGGTAGTCGGCAACTTGCAGAGTGACTCGCTGGGCGAAATCACCAGTGCGGCAAATGCAAGCGGAGCCGACTTGTTTATCTCAATCCATTGTAATTCGTTCAGCAATCCGAACGCACAGGGGACAGAGGTCTGCGTATTCCCCAGCTCTCATGTCGGCAGAGAGTTGGGCGGCTACATTCAACGACAGATTGTAGACTCGCTGGGCACAATAGATCGCGGGCTTAAAGATCGGGATGGGCTATATGTGTTGAAACATACAGATATGCCTGCAGTGCTCGTGGAGACCGCGTTTATTTCAAACGGCGAGGATGCAGTAAAACTGCGAGACCAAGCTGATGAGTTCGCGCGGGCTATCGCTCGAGGCGTTACTGATTACGAATGCAGCATTTCCGTATCCGATAAATAACTAAAGGGAGCTGTGAGAATGAACCAAGATTCTAAACGTGCTAGAAATCGGTTAAAAACAGCTACTCGGCAAGAATTCGACAAGCTTATATATGATGCGATGTTAACTCCGTTACAGGAGAAGATTATCCGGCTGCATATTTGTAACGATTTAAGTATCAATGCAATTGCAGACAGGTACGGTTACTCTTACTCAGGTATCCATAAGTTAATTAATCGCATATATAATAAAGTCGCAAAATTGTAATGATTTTGTATTAAAGGCGGGACAGAAGTGTCCCGCCTTTTTTAGTTTAATTAAACATAGATTGTGAGGGGTTTGATATGTACCAAGAATATAATCCAAATCCAACGGAAAAACGGCGCGAAGACTGCGTTATTCGCGCACTGACAAAGGCTCTTAATGTTGATTGGGACACGGCATATATGAAACTATCGGCAAAAGGGTTTGAGGTTAAAGAGATGCCGTCTGTTAATTGGGTGTGGGGCACGTTACTGCGCGACATGAAGTTTACTCGTGTCGGCTTGCCTAATACATGTCCTGCCTGCTATACGCTCAAAGATTTTTGTCGCGATAACCCTAATGGGACGTTTATCGTTGCAACAGGCACTCATGTGGTTGCGGTAGTTGATGGAAATTATTTTGACTCATGGGATAGCGGCGACCAAGTGGTGACGTATTTTTTCAGGAGGTAAACAATGGCGGGATGGAATACTGCGCCAGTTAATAACACTGGCAACCAGCAGTCAATGGTGGTTTTTATCAATAACGATGATGAGGCAATGACATATCCGATTGCGCCGGGGTATACGGTTGCATTGCTCAATGCAAATGACCCAAATAACGGCAAGCTCTTTATTCGCTCTTCAGAGATTAACGGAATGCCAAAGCCTGCACGCATATTCTCGATTAAAGAGATTACGCCAAAACCGCAGAACAACGACTCAGTATCTCGTGCAGAGTTTGAAAATCTGACTCAGGAAATCGGCAATCTTACAAGTCAGTTCCAGCAGATGCTGGCGACGTTGCAACAGGCAACAGCGCAGGCACCAGCGGCAAAGGGAGGTAAAAAGGCATGAATCCAATGCAAATGTTTGGCGAATATCAGAAATTCCGAAGAGAATTTGTTGGCAAGAATCAGAATATGAATCCGCGTGACGTTGTCCAGAAGCTCCTCAACGACGGCAAAGCGACTCCTCAAATGCTGGAGCAGGCTAGAGCTATGGCGGCAATGGTCGGCGTAAAACTGTAATCAGCTCGAATGAGTTGAAATAAAATCTATCAAAGGAAGGTGTTTTCAATGGCGTTTGAAAACGGTATGTCTCCGGCTGACATGGCTGCGCTGATGCGTGGCGGCAACAATAATGGCGGCTGGGGAAATGACGGAGCGAGTGGATGGTGGGTTATTTTATTTTTCCTGCTCTGCCTGAATGGCGGCTGGAACAATGGTGGCTGGGGAAATAACGGCGGCGGTGGTGCTGTTCCGTATATCCAAGCTGACGTTCAGAGAGGGTTTGACCAGCAGGCAACGACAGGCCAGATTAGTGCACTGCAGGCACAGGTCGGCAACGGGTTTGCTGACGCTGCGGTTGCTCGCTGCGCCGGTGACGCTAACATTACGGCAGCAGTTACTAATGCTCAGTTTGGAGTAACGCAGGCTATTGGCGGTGCGAAAGATACGCTGGCTCTTGGCTTGAATCAGCTTGCAATGGCTAATCAACAGGGATTTAACGACAATCGCGCAGGCCAGGCCGATTTGAAATATACCATCGCAACGGAGAATTGCGCTGACCGTCAGGCGATTAGCGACGGTATCCGTGACTTGATGGCACAGAGCACAAACAATACCAATGCTATTGTGCAGTCGCAGACGCAGGGCATTCAGCATATCATGGACAAACTCTGCCAGCTTGAATTGGATAATGTCAAGCGCGAAAATGACCAGCTCCGTACGCAGCTCAACATGGCCAATCTTGCCGCTTCGCAGACGGCACAGACCGCGCAGATTCTCCAGGGGCAGAATGCACAGGCACAGTACATCATGGAATCCTGCTGCCCGAAAGCTAAACCTGCCTATGTAGTGCCTAATCCTTGCGGTTGCGGTGGCTTTGGCACTTGCGGTGCTTGATGGGAGGTGTTTCCCATGGGAGCAGAATATACAGCAGTAGAACGGCAGATTATTCAGCCTAACGGGTACGTCGTCTTCACGGCGGCACCTGTACCGTGCACGAAGGGGTATGTAGTTCCACGCCTTGGCTCCGGTTTATTCCAACTTTCCGGTTTGGGTGTTCCACGTACTTGCGGTTGTGGTTGTAATCGCCGTGTCCTGGGCGTAAACTATGATGTAGACTTTGGGGCCAATATAGCCGTGCCAGAAGGCGAAACAGTCGGGGAAATATCGGTAGGCATTGCTCTGGGCGGTACGGCTATCCCATCGTCGATTATGACGGTCACTCCTGCCGCAGTAGAGCAGTTTTTCAATATCTCACGAGACATCACGGCTCAGATTGTAGCCGGGTGCTGCCAAACATTAGCAATTCAGAACTTGAGTACAATTCCGATTGCTATGGTAGATGCCAGCATTAACTTTGACCGTGAAGGCGTGAGCGCGTTGGGGGTGATATAAATGGATACGCAGATTATGCATAAGATAGAGGATAATCTTTGGGAAGTGCTTAGCGATTATGCGAAAGGTTTCAAGTCGCCTGCCGAGGTTGAGACTGTGAAGCACGCATTGTCCGGTATCTTCAAGATTCGGTGCTTGGAAGAGATGGAGGACTACCAGTCTTCTCATGACTACGGCGGCAGGTCTTACGACCGTTATTATAACGACGATATGAGTTATCGCCGCAGCCGCGATAATCGCGACAGTGACGGCAAATACAGCCGTGACATGTATTCGCGCGATGGTGGCATGATGATGCGCGAGCGTCTCGAACAGCTTCGCAATGAAGCTAAAGACGAACACCAGCGTCGCATCATCGACGATATGCTGAATCGCTTGTAAACCTCCTTATATATATCATAGTTGGGCTGTGGTGCTTGATAGCATCACAGCTCTCTTTAAAGGCCCATACCGGCTGTGATATGCTGGTATGGGCCTATTTCTGTCTGCTTCGCGGTAGTTGATTAAGTCAGCTATTAATTAGATGCTTAGCTAAATGAAAATATTCTCAAGTAATAAATATCAATACTTTTAGGCAAATGTGAAAATATTAAAAGTGTAAACCTGCTAATTTTATAAACCCTTGATTTTACTGGGTTTATTGCTTGTAGTCCACTGGTAGAATACATAGATTGTATAAAATCAAAAAAAGTGTAAAGTATTAAATAATACACAATAATAATAAATAAGAAAAATGAACCTGTAAAAAGTATTTGATTTGATACAACCAAATTTTTGTGTAAACCTCCATATATATCATACCTAAGCTGTGGCTTTTGTGGTCACAGCTCTATTTTTTCGTTGCGCCGTGAAAATGCGGGTGCTATAATAGTAAGCGTAGTAGATAGCAGGGAAATCCGTCCTTTGTTATCCGCAAAATTATCACGACGCGCTCAGGCGTGTCGGCTATCATGCGGCCACCTGACAGGCCGTGAGTTCCGGCGTGGTACTCAATGAATGGCAGGAGCTTTGGACGTGCTAAACGTGCTCTACAAACGCCCCGTAGCGGAATGCGGGGCTCATCCAAACAATCCCCTGTATTTTGCAGGTTTCATCTATAAACGTGTTCCTCTTTTTCTGAAATATTCATTTTCACGCATGAGCCTCACTTCGGTGGGGCTTTTGTGGTATATGCCTCCCCTAGATGGGGGGCTTTTTTCATTACTAATGATAAAGAATAGCCTTTTCAAAGACAAGAAAAAATACATAATGATTTTAATTTTTATATTGACATTAGGCTGAGACTAATATATAATTAACTTGTAGTTAGGAGATAGGGGGGTGGAAACATGAAGATTAGCTTGAAGGCTGCGCGAGTCAATGCGAATCTTACGCAGGGCGATGTAGCGAAGCGTCTAAAAAAGAGCGTTCAGACCATTGTTAATTGGGAGAACGGCAAAACACCAATAGATGAAGGTAACTTCATCGCGCTGTGCGTTTTGTATGGCATCAAGGCAGAGTATATTCTTTTGCCAGAGGTATCAGCTGAAGTTAATGTTAGCTAATAAGGAGGAAACGCTATGCGCTATGTAACAATTGCAAATACCAAAATTCAAGTGCTTGAATATGAAGGCAAGCGAGTAATGACCAGCGCACAGGTCAATCAAGTCATGGGTGTTGAGTCATTGACGCTCAATTATGGCAAGAGTGTCAAGGCTAAAACTGATGATTTTATTAGGTTGCCCCATTGCGAAGGCAAAAAGTTTCTAGCAGATAATTGCTTGCCTGGGTTCATAAGTGGCAAGGGGATTATATTGTGGGGTGAAAGCGCAGTAGGATTATTTGCTAATTATGCTTGCAAGAGTTCTGTAATGCGTGAACTGAGAGAAAAATATTTCAATAGTGATGTTCAGACATATGAATTGGTGCTTGTTGATGAAAATGACAATGAAATCGAGTCTGATACGTTGTGTGTCGATTCGGTTGCTGACATTGGCATTGATGATGGCATGGTAGATGGCAGAAGGTTACACGCTTTCTTGCAGGTAGAAACACCGTACACAATATGGTTCGAGCGTATGTGCGAGTATGGTTTTGTGGAAAACGTTGATTTCAACTTTAACAAAAATGTTAGAGTTCAAAAAGAGGGTGGGCGCAATGTAAGTCGCGAGATTATCACTCACTCAATGACCATCGACATGGCTAAGGAAATCTCAATGATTCAGCGCAACGAGCGTGGCAAGCAGGCACGCCAATATTTCATCGAGTGTGAGAAGCGACTCAAAGCGCAGACACAGAAACCAATGACACAGGCAGAGCTTATAGCAATGCAAGCTAATGCACTCGTAGAGTATGAGCGCGAGCAAGCAAAGCTAAAAGAAGATGTAAAGCAGATTAAAGAGCAATCTGAACACTCAACGCGCATTTTACAATCAAGAATTGACACATTGAACGGCGTTTGCACAGAGGGCACGCCCAGACAGAAGTTAAAATCTATGGTTGACCTTTATGCGATTAAAAACGGATTGCAGTATGGTACGGCTTGGAGAGAGTTTGTAACAGCTTATAACACAGCATACAAAACGAATCTAAAGAGAAAGATGAAAAATTATATGCGTGCACATGGCATAAAGAAAATGACAACGCCTGAGTATTTGGAGGCCGTAGGAAAACTTGATGATGCGATGCGTGTAGCTGACAAAATGCTAAATCCTTCTGGAGTGTTTAATTTTGACCGCTGATATATAGCAAAAGACACTACCGAAAGCGAGCAACAATCGGTAGTGTCTCAAGAGTAAAACAATCGCTATGTAACTAAGCTAAGGGTGTAAGCCCTTGTCTATATTATAGCATTCTTTTGAAGGTGGTGACAAGAATGGAATATGAGTTGGACATCAAAGACAGCCGCCTCTATGAATACTTAGAAGCGGGGCAGGAGTACGAGCCGGACGATGACGAGCCGGAGGACGATTATATACCAGCATGGGAGATGGATTACTAATGACGTTTAGAGAGCGCAGAGCCGCAGAAGTAGCAAGGCAGAAGCGGCGCAACAAAAAAGACCTACTTCGGGTAGCAGGTTACATTGTGACATTGATTCTATGGGCATTATGCCTTGCAGGATTCGTAGATTTTGCAGCAGGAGGATGGTGAACATGAACAAACTACCATTTTTTACCCCGTTCGGCTGGGCGATGCTTTTCCTCTGCGGTGTCTGCGTGGGCATCATTATAGCCATCGAAACGCTGACACTACGGGGACTGTAATAGAAAAAGCCGCAAGCATGGGGGTGCTTACGGCTACGAAGGAAATGTCTAGTCTATCCCTAAGTCGCTTTTAGTATAGCACAGTTTGGAGGTGCTGACAATGAAGAAAGAAGTCTTTAAGCCGCCATTTGATATCGATTCATTACCGGAATCGATTCAGAATATCATCCTGAGCGAACAGGAAAACAAGTTTAAATATCCGTGGGTACTGACGGGCATTGTTCGTGATTTGGATGAAGACCCGGAAACGTGGACGGTTGACTGGTGGCAGCTGATTTTCCAGCGCGGTGGTTCTGCATTGGTATATGATGTCTGGATTCACGGAAATAGCAAAACGCCGGACATCAACAAAATGCTGTTAGATGGAGATTTTTTAAAGATGATTCAGGAGGTTGCGTAATGGAAAGCATGATTGGAATATCGCAGCGGTATAACGCTGTAATGTCGTTGGCAGAAGATGATTCTGTGCCGCAGGAAGACGTGAACCGTGCCCTTATGGAAGTCATGGACGATGTAAAAAGCAAGGGCGAGAATGGCATCAACTATCTCAACAGCATTGATGAAGCTATTGCCGGTGCCAAGGCACGCAAGAAAAAATACGACGACTATATCAAGTCGTTAGAGAACCGCAAGAAGCGGATGCTCAGGGCTTATATCGAAGCTATGCAGCAGATGGGAATGAAGTCGATTATGACAGGGGCAGGGGAACTGAAACTGAAAAAGAATCCTCCGGCTCTCGTGATTGATGACCAGGCAAAAATCCCATCTAAGTTCGAGAAACAAAAGATTGAGATTTCACTGGATAAGGTGGCAATCAAGGCGGCGATTAAAGCAGGCGAAGAAGTGCCAGGAGCGCACTTGGAACAAGGCACATCATTGAGTTACTAAGGAGGAAATACAATGGCAAGAGGGATTTTAATATTGGGCGAATCAGGGGCAGGAAAAACAACATCATGCCGCAATCTGAACCCCAAGGAAACTTATTACTGTGACCTAGATGGGAAAGGCTTGGCATGGGCAGGGTGGAAGCGGCAGTATAACACAGAAAATAAGAACTATACCCGCATTGCTGATGCTGGTAAGTTACAGACACTACTTCAAAACATTAGCGAGAAACGTCCAGAGATAAAGGTGGTAGTTCTTGATACGCTGAACGCTATCATGCTCAACATGGAAATGCTGCAGCGTAAGAACAATTCATACAATCAGTGGATGGACTTGGCCGTTAATATCTACGGCTTGGTTGAAATGATTGGTGGCCTCCGTGATGACTTGACGGTTATCTGCATTGCTCATAGTCAGACGGACAGAGACGACAGTGGATACATGTTCACGAGAATGAAAACCTCCGGCAGAAAGCTGGATAAAATCGTGGTTGAATCCAAGTTTACCACCGTCCTTTTAGCAAAAGGCAACGATGGGAAATATGTATTTGAGACACGAGCACATAACAGTACGGCAAAAACTCCGATGGGGTTATTTGACACAGAGGAAATTGATAATGATATTGTCCCTGTGATAGAGAAATTAAAAGCGTTTGAAGAAGGAGAATGATTACAATGATGGACATGATTAAAGGTTTTGACAATGCACAGGCGATTATGGGCGGTGGCAGCCAGCAGTTACCGGCAGGTGTATATATCGGTAAAGTGGTTAATGTGAAGCTTGGCAAATCTCAAAAAGGTGACGAAATGCTGACGCTTGCAATGGATATTGCAGAGGGCGAATACAAAGACTTCTACCGCAAGCAGTTTGACCGCCGCAACCAGTACAAGAAGGAAGGCGAGGAAGTTAAATGGCCGTGCCAGTATTACCAGCTCACCCGCAAGGACGACAACACTATCGGCCGGTTCAAGGGTATGTTGACTTGCTTTGAAATGAGCAACGATGGCTATCACTGGAACTGGGAAGAAACTTCCCTGCGTGGCAAAGTGTGCGGCGTTATCATGCGCGAAGAAGAATATATTGGCAACGACAATAAGCCGCATACGACTACACGCTGCTATGCGATTATTCCTATCAGCGAAATGGATAATGCTACGGTGCCAGAGAAGAAATGCGTTGAGCAGACACCCGTACAGGGCTATAATTCCCCGGATATGACTGAGGAAATCCCGTTTTAGTAGGTGGCTAAATGGTTAAGTCGTTAGACTTTCGTCTATTGTCTCCAGCGGCACGGGAAGAAATATTCCGTGTCGCAGGGATAACAGACGAAGATAGAGAGTGGCTGAGAAGCCGTGGTAAGCCCGTAGGCATGCTTGAACTGGAAGATACATATAAAGTATCGCGTGCACAGCAAAAGAAGGCTTATGCGCTGTTACAGGCGATTTGCAGATGGACTGGTTACACGCCGATGGAAACCGAGAAGACAATGACTAAGCAAATGTTTATCTGTTCGCAGTCGCCAACACTGGCAGATGCCTTTTCACTGTCAAATTGCAGCAGGGAAGTCGCAAGGTTGTATATCACGTATCTGATTGATTTCTGCTTACTGCATGACATTCCGTGCGGTGAACCGATGTGGAAACTGGCAGAGGATATTCCGAAGTACGTTTACATGGCAGCGGTGCATAAAAGATGTGCAGTATGTGGGAAAAAGGCGGAACTGCATCACTGTGAAGGCGGTCGCATCCAAATGGGCGGTAACAGAAACAGAGTAGAGCATATAGGTCGCCCATGCTTACCGTTATGTCGGCATTGTCATACGGTATTGCACAACATGAGCGAAAAAGAATTTTTAGAGAAGTATTTGCTAGAGCCGGTAAAAGTGGACGAGCGCATTGCCGCCGCTTACAACTTGCATAAAGCAAAGGAATGGGGTGGAGCTGATGATGGATAAGGCAGTGCAAAACAAAAGCCATCCTATATAGGCGGGCAATGGTGTTACTCAAATAGTAGCGGAAAACCATATGTTTTGCAAGATAAATATAAGGACTTGTGAAAATCCGTTGACAAGTCGCAAACAAAACGCTATTATGGTAAGTGTGATGAATCGTAACGAAAAGAGGTGTAAGGATATGACAAACAGGCTTTTATTGGAAATGTATATCCGCAGAGCGAAGTTTACTAATCGTGATGTGGCAAAGGCGGCAGGGATTTCTGAAACCAGCTTCTACGACAAGATGAACAGCAAGACGGAGTTCAAACAGTCCGAGATTAAGTTTATTGCTAATCACATTGGACTGACCAATGAAGAACGTGACAATGTTTTTTTTGCCTAATTTGTTGACAAAAGGGCTACATAAGAGATAAGGCGGTGATTAGATGGCTGAACAACAGAGAGCGTTCAAAGGCGTATGGATTCCTGCCGAGATATGGCTAAATAAGAGCCTTAGCTTACAGGAAAAAGCGGTATTGGCTGAAATAGATAGCTTTTGTAGTCGTTATGAAAGTTGCTATGTAAGCAATGAACACTTCGCCAAGTTTATACAAGTTGGTGAACGCAGAATCCAAAAAATCCTTAAATCCTTAGAAAGTAAAGAACTCATAGAGCGTGAAATCATCTATAAGAAGGGTACTAAAGAGATTGAAAAACGATTCCTAAGAGTTCGTGAGGGGTGGCGAACAAAAGTTCGTGAGGGTAACGAACAAAAGTTCGTTGGGGGTGGTGTCCAAAAGTTCGCAGAGAATATACCATCTTTTAATAAATCAAAGAATAGTAAAGTAAATATATATAGCTATGCAGAAAATCGTTCTGATTCTTTTAAAGAAGCATGGCAAGGATTTGTCGATATGCGGAAGGCTAAGAAAAAGCCTATGACAGAAAGAGCAGCTAAGATGATACTGAAAAAGCTAGATAAGCTGTCTGGTGGAGATGAAGAAACGCAAATAGCAATCTTAGACAAAAGCGTTGTGAAGTGTTGGTCTGATGTTTATGAATTGAAAGAGCAATATACGCCTTCTAAGTACAAAGAGCAGCCAAAGGCTGAAAGCAACAATAGCGAGATAGATTGGAGTGTTTACGATGGATGATAACAGCATGGACATCTTGGAGAGATTGATGAATGACCCACGAATAAGCCCTGAGATGCGAGAACGTCACAAGGCTTTCTATGAGCACAAGAAAAAAGCGATAGCTGATTTGCCAGAGAATTGCAAGGTTCTAGGCATTGAGTATACGCCGGAGCTTGAAAATGATTACTTAGAAATTGAACAGGCGGCAAAGCAGAAGCCCATTTGCGATAAGTGTCAGTATACCATCGAAACAGTTAAAAACTGCGAGCAAGCTCCTAGGCTTAGAAGCAAATATTTGTCGTGCGCAAAGTATAACGCATATCTGGACATGGAGTATAAGCGCAAGCGTGCCGAAAAGTTGCTAGGTCAAAGCGGATTAGGCAAGCGGTTTGCGCAGCGTAGGTTTGAGACTTTTCAGGTCACAGCTGAAACGAAACCTGCTTATGATGCGTGCATGGCATTTTGTGATAACTTCTCTGAGGACTCGAAGGGGATTCGCCTTGTCGGTAATTATGGGTGTGGTAAAACGCATCTTACAGCAGCTATCATTCACAGGCTGGCAGAGCGTGGGATAGGCGGTATCTTTGTGGTAGTGCCTGAACTTTTAAGAGCAATTCGCCGGGGGTTCAATCAAGCCAATGAGGATTCTGACAGACTGGTGAAATTGACGGAGGAAGCGCCACTCTTAGTTCTTGATGACCTTGGAGCGGAGAAACCTAGCGACTGGGTGAGGGAACAGCTTTATGTGATTATCAATCGGCGTTATGAGAATATGCTGCCGACAATCATCACAACAAACTGCTCAATGCAGGAATTGGTGGATAGAGTAGGACAGCGGACAGTAAGCCGTATTATCGAAATGACAACGCCATACAAGATTACGGCCAGTGATTACAGACTGAGGGTGCAGGCATGAAACAGGTAAGAGTGACTCGAGAGGAACTTCTCAACCCGTGGCTAAATTCGTTGTCTCCTAATGGCAGAGAAGAAGTGCTAAGCGAGGTAGAGAAGCAGAAAAGGGCATACAGAGATATGATTTCTGGAAGCAAGCCACAGCGGACGGCACGGCGGATTATCCAGCGTTCACAGCATAGAGTGAATTACATCATTGCTGACGAGCTTGTGAAGCGCAAGGTATAGACTTATATAGGCAACACATAACAGGCACGTTCTAGGGGTAATGTTACCGAGCACAAAAGCGAATTAAAGGCGGTGAATATGTGCATATTGGATTTAACAAATTGATTTTTAGAAGCTGCGAGAGGTTTGAGGATTATGAGTTTTGCAAGAAAGAGAGCGCGATTTTCACGTAAGGCGCAGGAAAAAGCACTCTTACGGGAGCAACAGTATGACAATCAAGCGTATGGCAATATCAATTCGGTGACGGAAATATTAAAACGGTGTGAGCCGCAATTCAAAGCAGATATAACCGAAGTTGTTATTCGCGAAATGTTCGCAATGTCATTCATGGCATTACATGATGAGTTCGGATTTGGCAAAGACCGGATAATGCGGTTTTACAAAAAAATGTTATCGCTGAATCGTGAACTGCGGTTACATGGTGGTGATAAGCCATTAGACACTTTACTGGTGGCACTCAATGACGAATATAAGTTTGATTTGGATGCGGCGATGGTTGAAGCGAATAGACAGTTTGATGCAGAAATAAAGAGGGAGCAGGTCAATGATTGAGGTAAAAGCTATGTTTACAGAAAAGAGTGATGCGCTGCTATTAGTAGAACAAGCGCAGAAAAAAGAGCAGGAGCATTTAAGAACGTTTCAGGACGGCTATGCAGAAGGATATAGTGATGGCTGGGATAAGGCACTTGGTAATGTGCAGGTTATCTTGAAACGCTACAGTATCGGTGGTGAGAAAAGCAGCGACTTGAAGCCAGCAACAAAGTTTGTAGAGCGGTTGTCACTTACAGAGCAGATAGCCAAAATTCACAGTGAGTATCTGGAAGTTATGAGCGCGGTTATTCACAACGAGGGCAAAGCTAGAATAGCCGAAGAATTAGCGGATATTCAAGAGGCGTGTGAAACGGCAATGGCTATCTTAGGATTGAGCGAAGTTGAGCGGCAGAATGTGCGGAAAAAGGTGCTGCTGAAAAATGCAAGCCGTGGATATTATGGGGGTGTTAATAATGGTCAGAGAGAAACGAACACGCAAGACAGGTTATAACAAGACCCGGCTGTTAAAAGAGCAGATTCGCAAATGTCATGATGTCTCTTGTAACATGATAGAGCGCGAGAAGAAAAAGCCAAGTATCAATATTCCAAAGCCAAAGAAAAAGACGCGCTGGTGTGGCGGCTTCTGCAAATTGTGCGGGGAACACATGGACTGCATCACGCATTTACACGCCGAAAGCCACGGCTATAAGTCGGCAGAAGATTTAATAGCGGCAGGGCAGATAGTATTTGATTGAGGTGAGGAAATGACTAAGCAAGAGTTTTGGGAAATGCTTGTAGAGAATATGACAGATTACGAATGTGAAGTTATTTGTCCGGTGAAAAAATACTATATGGAAAATAAAAAACCATTGCTTTGTGATTTGCTGGGAGATTGTGCCGCCGCATTACGTGAATTGGCTTTGCGACTGGAGCGTGAAAAGCAATGAAGATTGATGAAGCTAAGAAACTATTACCGCTAGAATTAAAATATCCGTTGCCTATTGAAGTTATAGACAACCTTTTAGGCATACAACGAATAGCAATAGACATGGCTGACAAAGAGGATAAAGGTATGCACTACGCAATGATGGCGGCATTGATTGAACTGAAAGAGCGCAGGGAGAGCTAAGAATAAATGACTAATGGGGAATGGTTAAGAGCACAAGATGATGAAACTATGGCAGATTTTATTGCGGAGGGCGAGGCTTATGCACGAGTGCTTAGTGTAACAGATGGTGCTGATGGAACAATCATTGTTAAAGAAATGATAACAAAATGGTTGAAGGCCGAGCATAAAGAGGGTGAAAGCAATGCTGATTAATTCTGATGAAGCAATTAAGCGTATGCAAAACGTGATTGAGCATTATAAAAAATATGGCTACATGGAAGAAGTAATGTACAGAATGGCGGTTGGGCATTGTATTGCTGTTATTAAACAAATGGCAGGTGATAATAATGACGTTGGACGAGTGCATAACGTACCTAGAACACGTGTCCTTAGAGCGAAAGCCAAGGTCGAGAAAAGCAAGGCAGATACTTAATTATTTGCAGGAACTAAAAGATGTAAAAGATAATGGTTCTGATTCAGAAATCGGTCAAAAGATTTATGATGAAGGCTATAAAGACGGATGGAATACTTGCGTTAATAGAAATAGATAGGAGCGTGGCGAAGATGGCAAGTTATAGGCAAGTTAAAAATGTCAATAACGGTAGGATTTTACGAATGATATTACTGGTAACGGCAAGTTGTAGGCAAGTTAAGGAGTTGTGAAGATGACAGAGAATAATTTTGATAAACTGCTCGGGAAAAACGGCGAATTAGTTGAGCTTAGAAAAGAACAGGTGTTGGCTGGCGCGATGCGCATCATTCAGAAACATTACGCGGACAAGCCAAATAAAATGGAAGCAGTAGCTCAGTTGTTCGGGAAGAAGCTGGGCGAGGAATTTACTGTGAGCGTGCCACGATATGACGAATACGGAGAAATTAAAGATAAAGTGTCAGTAAAAGGCGGGTTCGGCAGCAGGGGTTTTCAAAGTGAGCAGATAATGCTTGCTGATTCTTACATCTTTGCAGAGCTTTTGGAAGGCAAGGCGGTGATTGTCGATGAGTGATAACAAGATGGCAGAAGTTGCCGCTTTGTTCGGCAAGAAGCTGAATGAAGAATTTGAAATTGTGACACCAGCGGGAAAAGTTAGAAAGGTAAAGTTTACAACCGACAGAGGTTTGTTATATTATGACCGCATTGAACGAGAATGGAATAAGAACTTTGGTTTTCTCAATTTCTTATGTGAAGGTAAGGCGGTGATTGTCAATGAATGAAAAAAATAAAATGGCAGAAGTAGCTAAACTTTTGGGGCAAAAAATAAATAAAAGATTTACGGTTGAATATTTCCATAGGAAATTTGATTGCATATTTTTTATAAGCGTGAATAGAAAATATGAATTTAAAGTGCTAGACGAACCAGAGTTTTCGTTCTGTTTTACCGAACAGATTTTATATGCGTTAATTACGGGCGAAGCGGTGATTATAGATGGATGAGCTATTACTTATTATAGCATTGTTGCGCTTATCTGTATTTATTACGAAATAAGGCGGTGATTATCAATGATTAAACGAGCACTATTTCGCGTCCAGCCGATAGAGCAGCTACGAAAACGCAAACAGCGCAAGCGTGATATGTGGGAACGGCACCAACAGTTTAGAAAGTTCGTGGAGCGCGTAAAAGGAAAGAAGGCGAAAGAATGAGTAAATGCTATTTGTGTGGGAAACCATCAACGCGCTTGTGTGATTTCCCGGTCGGCGGTGAAGAAACATTAAACGAGCAGGGCAAAAAGGTGTTCAACGTTGGCGTATGTTCTAAACCAATATGCGACGAGTGTGCTATAAAATATCGCGGATTAGATGTGTGCACTAAATGTTTTGTCAATGTTATTATATGGGCTTTTGATAATAAAGACAGGTGTTTAGATTTAGTAAAAAAACGGAGGGCTGACAATGAAAGCAAAAGATAAAAAGAAAATGCAAGCTGCGTTGGAAACGATTAAAAGAATTTGTGATAATACAGACGATAATGATTGCAATGATTGCCCATCGTTTGGGCGTGGTAGGTTATGTCACTCTGGGAAAATATCATGTTGTTCGCCGTACCATTGGTATGAGTTTAAGCGGAGGGCTGACGATGACTAATCGAGAAAAGACAATAAATAACTTTAAAAGATAATTTTGAAAAGGAGTGGGAAATTGACAGATGAAGAACTAGAATCGATGCCACTTCTTGATTGCCCTAGTTGTGACTCACATAATACGAGCGTGAGAAGGGTAAGTCAGGAGTGGTGGTTGGTAGGCTGTATGGATTGTTTTAACAAAAAGCAGTGTCAGCGTGAATATGTTGAGGAAGCAGCACGGCAATTTAATGATTATGCGCGGAGGTGCGGAAAATGAAAACTGATGAATTGAAAATGGCAAAGTTTTTGTTGAAAAAAGTTGACAAAGAATATCCGTCATTGTTTAGAAATGGCGAACTCATTAGCCCGTATGGTGCAGACAGCATATTACGAGAAACTACTCCCACCAGAGTGAAAGAGGAAATCAGACTGATTCGGCGGTTGCTGTTAGAAGTGTCGAAAGAGTTATGAAAAAGCTGATATTTAAGATAGTCAACACATTGGCACAAGTCACCATTTGGGCTGGCTTTGAGCTACTGCGATTGAGCGCAAAACTATACGGCAATGACATTGATGTGCGGTTCAAGCCGTCCAAGGTTGGGGCTGTAGTGATGATTACAAGGAGGGCTGGCAATGACTAATGCAGATAAGATTCGGTCAATGTCGAATGAGGAGTTGGCTGATTGGTTATTAAAAATATTTGGCGATAATGAATTGTATTGCGAGGCGTGCGTATTTTGTTACGATTGCGAATGTTTATCGCCGCCAGGATATGCTTGTCGAGATGCGGCGATAGAATGGTTGCAGGAGGAGGCAAAGGAGAATAGCGATGACTAATCGAGAGTGGCTGACAGGCCTAGATTTTAAGCAGTTACAGCATTTTATTCAAAGGACAATATCGTGTGACTTTGATTGTCCATGGCAGTTACCGAATTGCATTGATGGTAAGTGTATGAGTGCAATAAGGACTCGCTTAAATAGTAATGAGCGCACAAGCCTGCCGCCAAGATATGACTATATCAAAACTTTATCAGATGATGATTTAGGAAATTGGGTAGAAAAATATCTTGGTATTGGTAGAGCATGGCTACAGCAGGAGCACGTTGATTCTAACTCAACTTTAACGCAAATTTAATTCAATTAAACGAGTTGAGTTAAAAATCTAATTTGAGGTGACGAGTTAAAATGACTAATCGTGAATGGATTGCAGGTATGACGGATAAGCAGTTGGCAGAGTTTCTTTACGCTATACAAGATTACCCGTCTTGTGAGTATTGTAGTTATGATAGCAAACGTAGTTGTGCGATAAACCAGGATTGCTTAGGTGGCATGGAGAAATGGCTAATGCAGGAGCATAAATCTAATTCGAGGTGACGAGGTGAAATGACCGAAGAAGAAAAGCAGAACAAAAAGGTTGCATATCAATTAGCTTGTCTGGCTAAGGCATCAGAATATTGTGAGTTCTGTCCTGTTTCAGAGGGCTGCAATCTTGACTTTATTCGTGATGATGTTGAGTGCTATGTTCGTTTTTTTAACTGGTTCAACGGTACGGATGTAGTTTGTGTGGAGGCGTGAGTAATGACTAAAGATGAACGGACAGTTTATGTTTTCGCGCTGCGCTATGCGTTGCCACGACACTCATACGCATTGTCTATTGTAAGTCAAATGATATTGTCAAGGCTAGATGCTTTCGAGGATTGGGAGCTTGACGGCATGATAAGAGATTGCTGGATATATTACCCGTCATTAGATTGCGGCGGCGATATAGACAGACGGAATGCTGACGCGTTCAAAAATAAGCTGCTTGCAGAATTGGTAAGGCGTGGCAGGGATGATTTGTTGTCACGGCTTAAAGATGAGGCTGAAAGGAGAGGGCTATAATGTTTCAAGTTCAAAAGGTTGAGCGTAAGTATTGCACAAAAACTATCCGACTTTCAGAGCAGCTTATGAAACGTATAGAGGGCGTATGTAAGAGTGAAGGTGTTGGTGTAAATGAGTTGATACGTCAGTGCATTGAATATGCGTTAGGCGATATGGAGGGCGAAAAAAATGAGTAATCGTGAGTGGATAAACAGCTTGTCAAATGAGCAGCTAGTAAAGCTGCTTCGTTCTTTCCATCAAAACACCTGCTGTATGTGTGCTGATGAAGAGCAGAGCGATGATTGCGGCGTTTGCTATGAGCGACAAATTGAGTGGATGCAGATGGAGCATGATGCGGAACGATGGGAAGAACGTGATTATCGGTATTCATTTTGGTGAGGTGTGAGTATGGCAAAGCATAAGCATATACCTTTTGTTGTCTTGGGCGCGAATGATAAGCCGGACAAGGGCATGATAGCGTATAAGATGCCGAATAGTGATATGTATAATCTGACATTTGTAGAGCTGGCAAATAATGGCGAATATGATTTCGGCGATAAAATCAAACCAACGGATATAAAAGGGGCGTACCAGTCAATCATATTCGCTAATGTTCGGAGCGTTGATACGGTTATTAGAGAACTGCAAAAGATAAAAGCGTTGATGGTTAATGATAATTTGCCGGAGCAAGTCAAAAATGCGGTACAGGATTTGATGGCGTTCAAAGAAAGGTACAAGGAGGAGTAATATGGAACCGATTATTTCACCGTGGATAATTTATGTCATACAAGTTTTAAGTAGTTTACGCGACATTGCAATGGTATTTCTCATAATTAGCTGCATATTAGCGATAATAATGTTTCTTCCTGCTATTATCGAAGAAGCAGAAAAGCCACAAAAATATCTAAAGATGGCAGTAATTATAGCGGCAGTTTGCGGAGGGGTAGCTATTATAATCCCCAACAAGGACACAATGATAGCTATGATAGCTGTATCTTACATCACGCCGGATAACATTCAGCTGGTGCAGGGGAGTATCGTTGATTTTGTTCGTCAAATAAGTGAGGCAGTACAAAATGGCAAATAAGTACGGAGCAAAGAAAATCGAGATTGACGGTCATGTGTTCCCCAGCAAGCGCGAGAGTGAGTATTACCTATTATACCGAGACATGTTGCAGCGTGGCGAGATTATAAAATTAGAGCTACAGCCTAAATTTACACTGATACCGCATTTTGTAAATTGGGCTGGCAAAAGTGTTAGACCTTGCCATTATACCGCTGATTTTCTGCTGACTTATCCAGATGGAAGGAAAAAAGTCGTGGAGGTCAAGGGGTTCAGAACACGCGATTATATGCTGCGGAGAAAACTGTTTGAGTGGCAGTATGGAGAGTATGAGTTTGAGGAGGTTAAGTGATGTCATTTGGCAATGAAATAAAGCGTAAAGCTAATACTGATGAATGGTACACACCACGACACGCAGTAGAACTAATTTTGCCGTATGCAAAGGGCAAAGTCTGGTGTCCATTTGATACTGATGATAGTTATTTCCCTAAGGCTTTCAAAGAGCGTGGTATAGAGTGTGAGAACACGCATATTGATATGGGGCAGGATTTCTTTGAGTATGAGCCACAGGATTATGATTGTGTTATAAGCAACCCTCCGTATTCTAAGAGACAGGCAGTGCTAGAACGGTTATACAAACTAGGAAAGCCATTTGCAATGCTTATGAATATGAATGGCATATTTGACAATAGAAAAAGATTTGATTTATTTAGCAGCAATGGTGTACAGATATTGGTTCCGTGTGGCAGAACTAATTTTTTTCAAACTGAAGAAAAGCAGAAGTCATCGCCGAATTTTCAAGCAGTATATGTATGTCGTGAACTGCTGCCGAAAGATATTGTTTTTGAGGAGGTCAGATGATGGATGAAATTATTAGTCACGGCAACACGATTCGTCCCAGATATTATCAATCTAGTATGGGTGATGTGTTTGATATTGCTAATGCTTACGGCTTGGATATGCCACTTGGTACGGCGGTCAAGTACATTTTACGAGCTGGTAAGAAGGATAAGGCGAAAGAGATAGAGGATTTGCAGAAGGCAGTACGCTGTATCGAACGTGCTATCGATCTACGGAGGGACCAGCATTGAAGAGATGGGACAATCGCTTGGGGGAAGGTGATACCGATGATATACTGTAATGACTATATCAGATTGACAAAAAGCTATCTGCGTAACCTCGTCTATTACAGAGTTGCTATATCTAATATGAGCGAAGACATAGCAGAAGATACAGAAAGTATTGGGGCTGCGAAGATTGCAAGTTATGAGACGATTCCCGGAGGAACAAGTGAGTTGAATGGTGTGGAAGCCGGTGCAGAGAAATCTATGCGATGCTCAGAACAAATGCGCCAGCTCCTCAAATTGCAGCATCAGGTCAAAAAACTGGAGCGATGCATAGACAACTTGCCAGCGGACGAAAAAGAAGCGGTTCGCATGTTTTATCTCTACCGACAAACATACGAAGAAATGTCATCGTCTCTGCATATAAGCATTAGCACATGTAGGAGGCGAGTCAGTAAGGGGACGAAAGCTGTGGCGGTTATGCTGTTTGGCGAGCGAGCCGGCGAGCAGATACAGTTTGCATCATAAGAAAGAGGGCGTGAAGCCCTTTTTTAGTGGTCAAAATTTGAACATTTTTTGAACACATTTTCGGTAAAAAACGTGATATGATAATAGTATCGAATCCATGCAAACAAAATAATCCCTACCAATAGAGCTATCCAAGGCGGATGGCTCTTTTTGTATGCAAAGACAAGAAAGAGGAAGGCAGTGGCGGCATGCTAACAAGAATATGCCAGCGGTGTGGCAAGAAGGTCGTGCAAGGCCAAAGATGTGACTGTTATGTCAGACCGGGACGGAGAGACGAGAAAGACCATGCGTTCTATTCGTCGGCAATGTGGAAGAAGGTAGCTAAAGCCGCAAGGCAGAGAGCACAGTATCTGGATGAATATGAGCTGGCATATCGCGGGCGGCTGACTGCAGGAACTATCGTGCATCACATCTTCACAGTCAAAGAGCGCCCAGATATGATGCTGTCACTGGATAATCTTATAGTTGTGTCGCGTAAGACTCATGACATGATTCACGATGCGTATGCAAAAGGCGATAGAGAAGCGCGTTTAATGCGCGATAAATTGCTGGCGATAAGGCGGGGAGGCGGGGATGGGATGGATTGACACATAGGGGACGCTTCAAAAGTTTTCACTTTTTGCCCTTCCAC